GGCGCTTTCTCTGCTCTTCGAGCAGCAGCATTTCCTTTAGCACTTCTTCAGGGAGGAGGTCTAAGTTACCCGACATGCTCGAACGATATTACGGCTCATCGAATTTATCAACCCAGCATACACATGCGTAGCATGTGTATGCTTCGCGCGCAAGGGGGGCAGGGGTTGCAATTTTGCAACTGCTTGTGGCCAATGTGCCACAGTAACCCCGAGTGATTGTTGCTGGTTCGAGAAAAGACTTTTCTCGAAATAGTAATAGGCGGCATCACTTACTATCTGCTAATCTCGTTAATGGGTAATGATGCCCTGAAACTATGTCTTGTCATAAGGAGATTTAGACATGCCTAAGATTACCATTCCTGCCACCATCACGCTGGACCTTCCAGCAGCCGCCGAGTGGGCGGACATCTTCAAGGCTGTGGACGAAGTGAAGCAGCAGCCGACGGTGCAGACCGTCGCGCCGGCAACGTCGCGGAAGCTGACACCGTATCCCGCCGCTGTCCTCGAGCGTATCGAGCAGGGCGGAAACCACTGGGTGAAGATCCCCGCCATCCAGAAGCACTTGAAGAAGACCATGGGTCGCTCGGTTTCGGTGGACGCGGTTCACCAGCACATTCATGTGCTGCGGAAGCTGCTCGGCTCGGACGCCATCGAGTCCCATCCGAATCTCGGCGGCGGCTACCGTCTGGCAAAGGAGGCATCGTGAATGGACATCGATCAGTTGGCGAAGGAGTTGGCGAAGATAGGGGCGGTGTTGTCACCGCCCCTACCCGCCGGAGCAGAGTGCGAAGACTGCGCTGGAACCGGCATGATCCTCGTCACACGTTCCGTCGCCGATCCCGTACGCGGCGGATACGAAGAAGAGTTCGAAGAACTCTGTCAGACCTGTGAAGGCGAAGGGGTCTAACAACAACCTGGGCAGGCCGACGGAAGTCGGCCTGCCTTTTTTGTTGCCTGGTGCCTGCTTAAAAAACCTGCGTACGCAGGTTTTTTATCGGGCGCAAGCGCAGGTTGCGCTTGCATTGTTGGTGATTGTATGCAACGCTTAGTGACCATGAGCATAGGAGGATTAGCATCATGTCGTGTGGCAACCCTGCCTTTTACTACGTCGAAAAGGGTTTCAACTGGGTCGAGAGGGAGACGCGCTGCGGCTCGACGATCACCCGAGGAAACCACGTTGATACCGCGTTCTGCACCGAGTGCGAGAATGATCCAGAGGTTCAAGCCGACCACGCCCGACGCCTGCGTCTGGCGGACGAAGACAACGCATGGCTGGCGTCTGCTGGCTGGGGAGAGATCTAGGGATCTCCCCCCTTCCCTCGATCCGTTTCAAAAAACCTGCGTTCGCAGGTTTTTTTTCGGGCGCAAGCGCAGCCGCTCGATCTGCCCGCAGGCTCTGACAACAACGGGCCGCAGCCGCAGGCCGCAGATTTCCCCTTGATTTATTGGTGATATTATGTGACTGTTAACTATCATTACCGTTGGAGGATTAACGATGAATGCCGAAGAATTAAAACAAGCGAGAGAGGACAAAAAACTTTTGTCCAATGTCTCGAAGATGCCCGGCTATAGCATTAGCCGGGATGCATGGCTGTGTGACGTAGGCAGCAGGCTTGCCAAGATCGAGGGCAGCACATGCGCGAATTGCTACGCCCGCAAGGGAATGTATCGAATGCCGAACGTCCGCAAGAAGATGATTGAACGCGAGGCGTTTTTTAATGCACCCGATTTTGTGCCGCGCATGATTAACGTGCTGGACATTGTCCGCAGCGAATGGTTCCGATGGTTTGATTCGGGTGACGTTGGCAGCGTAGGCATGGCCCTGAACATCATCGAAGTGTGCAGGCAAACACCACACAAGCGCCATTGGATACCGTCCCGCGAATATGAAAAATGGACGCGGGCCGAGGAAATCGACATCGTTCCGGACAATGCTGTGCTCCGCATGTCTGCCCACATGGTGGACGGGACAGCGTCCAAAGGATTCGCGAACACCAGTACAGTTCACAATGCCAAAAAGCCCGCCGGGCACACCTGCCCGGCGCCGTTGCAAGATGGCAAATGCGGCGATTGCCGCGCTTGCTGGTCACGCGACGTTGGTAACGTCTCCTATAATGAACACTAATCCTCCGAGAAACACGGACCGCCAATGGCGGGCCGTGTTTTTTTATGCCAGGCCGCGCCAGCTTTCGACAGCGCAGGCCCGCAGCGCCTCGCCCGCAGCCCGCAGCGGGCCTTTCCATACATACGCAGGCGCAGGCGCAGGGGCGCACAGGTCAATGGTCCGCGATTCATGGATCACCGCCGCTTTTCCACCCTCAAATAAAAATGCATCGCCGGTCGAGGGGTCATGGACCAAGAAAAAACTTGCACCACCGCAACGCGTATGCGCCAAATGCCAAGCAATTTGCGAGGTTGATACGGATACGCGATTATTCTTAATTATCTTCAACTCGCACCAAACCGGCACCCCATTCATGCACAGATATACATCCGGCATCCCTTGCCCGGCGCGGTTTTCAATCCGCTGGAAGTGGGTCTTTTTCGGTAAATTCTGCTTCAATGAGTTCCACAGGCTGCGCTCCGTCTTTGGCATCTTCCACTCTTTTCATGTTGTCGAAGGCATGGGGATATTCTTCACGGATGGCGGCGAGTCGGGCAACAATGTCTTCACGCGAAAGCTGGTCAAGTTGGTGAACGTGAGTCGATTCCCGCCGGTCGATGGTCAGGCCACCAAGTGCGGACCTAATCTTCTCGGCATTGATAGCAGCAGAAAACTGCCCGGCCTCTTCGGCAGCGATGGACAAATCCTCGAACCGCTTCAACTGATTCAACAGCGTGACGCCATATCGGCGCTCCCGTGCTTGCCGCAGTTCTTTGATCAGCTTCGGCACTTCTGGAAATGTCTTGCCGTCGAGAAGTTTCGCCGCCTGCACGTTGGCACTGCCCTCGGCATAGCCAGCTTTTCTCGCACACTCGGTGTTGCTGTATCTGCCCTCGACATAATACTTGGCAAATTCTCGTTGCCGGTTCGTCAGCCCGGCTGGTCTACCTACTTTGCCCATAGCGATATTTTTTGCCCTTTGCAGTTTGAAAAACCAAAAACCAACGTCCACCCCGACTCATAAGTGTTACAACGGTACAGAAGTGATACAGCGGTAACCGTTGCTCAGTAAGGGTTGTATCGTTTGTACCGTTTGTATCACCATTTTCAAAATTTTTTTGTTGAAAGCAACAACCCGGAGAAAATCGTTTTATGCAACGGTTTTGTTGTTGACTATCACTAACCATTTGTTACTGTATCTTATCAACCCTTGGTGATCCTTGGTCCGTGGACCGGGGACCAACAACACAGGAGAAAAGATATGCCGAGATTTTACGCAAAGCAACAGGTCTTGGACAGTGACGGCAAGTATGTCGCTGACCGTTTGTTGCCTGTATGTGATTCGATTCGTGTTCTGGAGAAGAAGTTGCTGCGGAATCGTGAAGTCTTCCCGCTGAAGGATGGGCAACGGTACGCTGGTCGTATTCACGTTTATCGTGTGCTGCGGAACCACAAGACGACACCGCATGGGATTTATTTCGTGGACGGTGACAAGTTGAAGAAGGTTCGGAACACGACGTTCGTTGAGTTTGACATGAACAACTTTTTGAAGGGGCTTGAAGCATGGGCAAGGTAAAAAGCTGGCTGATGGGCATGGAGGAAGATGCCATGTGGATGAGCCGTGATTCGTGGGCCGCTGAACATGGTGCGATGAATCTGCAAGTTTACGATGATGTGCAGGGCCGGATGGCGGACAGCATTGAGTATCGCAAGATCGAGGCAGCGGAGCTTGAAGCCGACGCCTACGTTGACAGGTTGAACGGCGATGGGTGAGCGGTTCATGGTTGCCGAGGAGGGCTGGTACGAGGCGTATGTGGTGGACACCAAGTTGGACATCACGGTTGCCGGTCCCTTTCGGTATGTCGAGGAAGCTGTGTATGAAGCACAGAATTTAGAGGAGGATGCAAATGTCAGTGAAGATTATTGAGGCGGAGTATCACGTTATTACGACGCAGTTTTGGGAGGTCAAGCACATCGAGGGCTGGCCCACCGACCATGAAGGTCAGCCGCGCGATCTCGATACGGCGAACGATCACTACATCAAGTGGGGTCTGCTGCATGTGCAGTGGGAGAGCGGCGACAACTTCGAGGAGTACGAGCCGACTGGCGAACAGAACGGTCAGGATGATGACCACAAGTGGCCGGACCGCGAGTACATCGATGGGGAGTTGGTGACATGAGGGACATCTTGACGGTGCGCTTTGTGATGGAGCGCGACTATTGGGTTCAGTCCAGAACAGACGGACTTGGGGCTTTTGACCTTGGCGACATGATGGTGTGCAGCGGCCACAATGTTAATGACACGCTGGCGCATGAGTCGGTGTTTGACAAGCCTGTCAGTCCGTTTCGCCCACTCAAAGGCATCCACCAATACGATGCCAACCTATACAACATCCAGAATTCTTACGACGAGCCGGAGCCGTGGCTTCTGAGAGAGATGCACGAGGTTTTGCGTGATCTGTCTGGCACAGGACACTAGGGGGAAAGGGTGATATGGCTGACCCGAGGATCATGCATGTAGCCGACGAGGTTCGTCGGCTCATGCGCGAGTTTAGCGACCTATGTTTTGACGAGGCACCGCAGGAGGAAATCGATGCGGCTTGGCGGCGGTACATGTACGTCAAGCGGCTGCACAGGAAAGGAGTCGAGTATGTCCCAAGATTCTGAACGGATCACCGATAGCGGAAAATCCAAGAAGCTCAGTCTGTCTGGCAGCAAGCTAACACTCGGCGGTATCGATGCCGACCAACTAAGGGCAACATCCGACGGTGCTGGTAGACGCACCGTGCAGGTTGAGGTTCGCCGCAAGCGCGCCCCTGCTGCTCCGCATCGAAGTGTCGGCTTGACTCCGCTGAACAACGAACAGCCGCCGGATGGTCTGTCGAATGAAGAGCGTGTGCAGCGGATACGCGCACTTCAAGAGAGCATGAAGAAGCCTCCTGCGCCACAGAAGAAGAAAGACCCTGAACCGTGGACCGTGGACTCTCATCACAAGCATCCTGGGACACGGATGTGGCATGACCGTGTCGGGTGGGACAACCCAAGATCACAGAGTCGGTTTCGCATGGGCGAGGGCATTACTAGGAAGGA